ATAGCTTTTTGCATTTCTATTGCAGTTTTTACAGCAAGTTCTTCATGGTTTTCTAAGTCTAGTGGCGCATTAAATATAGCCATACAAGCATCGCCTATAAATTTGTCTAGCATCCCCGAATTACGCTGTATGCACTCAACTTGCACTGTTAAAGCTTTATTCATAATTTCTGTAACCTCTTCTGGTTCTAGTTTTTCTGACAATGAAGTAAAGCCACGCACATCAGTAAAGAGAAAAGTGCAAAGCCTTCTTTCACCGCCTAGCTTTAACAATTCAGGATTGTCTTGTAATCTTTTTACCTGTCTTGGGTCTAAGTAATGCTCAAATTGTTTTTTTATTTGTAATCGTAACTTAAACTGTTGTCTAAATCTTAGATAAAAAGCTATGGCGCCTGTAATAAAACTTGCGACTAATGTCCACGTTATATCTATTAATAATCCATCTTGTATAAGCCAATAACCACCATAAGCTAAAGCTGTTGTAAAAATAGCATAGCTTATTACGCCTAGTGTCATGCCTAACAGATGTATTAAAAACCATGTGGCTGTAACTGATATTATAAAAATACCCATTTCTGCGGCTAAAGACCAATCTGGTATGTAGGGCGAATCTTGTATTAATATAGATTCTGCTAGAGCGGCTTGTATTTTATGTGGCTCTAACAAACCTATACTTGTTGCTACTTGGGGCATCACACCGTTAGCTGTTACACCCAAAAATACAAACTTATTTGCTACGCTCATTTCTTGAAGTGTAGTTTGTGGTGTATCTACCCAACTAATCCACTTACGACCAAGACTATCTGTTTTGACTGGTGGTATTCCTCGTATTGATATTTCTTCTATACCATTATCATTAGTTTTTATAATGTAAGTTTTTACATCAAACAAGGCTTTATATATTTGTGTGCCAAAACTAGGAATCCACTCGCCGTTAGGTGTGCTTACCAACAAAGGTATTCTACGAACAAGTTGGTCAACCTCAGTTGGTGCAATGGCCAATCCTTGCAAGGCACTATTAGCTAACACATCTATGTTTTGCACTACTCCTTGTGAAACCAAGCCTTGTGCTTTGTCACCCATAATTACTGTGCCTGTGGCGTCTGGATATTCTCCGCTTTCATTTTCAAACATTGCTAATACTGAGGGTGCATATTGTAAAACTTGTGCAAAAATATCATCACCACCCATACGGTCAGGCTGTGGATAGCTTATAACATGACCAACTCCAATAGCTCCTTCGTTGATTAAATCTATCTGTATTTGTGCAAGTGTTTTTCTAGGGAAAGGCCAACCACCCATATTAGCAACATCTTCTTCAGTAATATTTAGTATGACAAAATTACCTGATTCAGGTTGCTGTTTTACAAAAGCATCAAAGGTTTTAAGTTTAAGTATTTCTGTTGGTGTAGATTGAAACACCAAGGGTAAGGCTAGTATGGGTAGTATTAGTAGTATTAGCTTTTTGATTCTATCTCCTCTAAAACCGTAAATGATTTAAGCTGTTGTATATCATCCCATTTAGACCTTTTAATTTTAGTCCAATGATTTGCTCTATGCGTACTTAA